CGGTTCTATATATTCATTATCTATTTCCTCGATAATTTTATCGGGTTCCTTAATTTTTACTATCTCCTTTTTGATTTCTTTTTTTACTATTTTTTTTGGTATGTCAATAATTTCATCATCATATAATTCATCTGGCTCATCTATTTTGATTGCAACCTTTTTAATTATTTTTTTGCTATTTTTTTTTGCGGTATAGGTTTTTTTTGTAATTCATCGATTTTATCAAGTTCATCAATATTTTCCATATATTTTTGATTATTATGTATTTATTACCTATTTAATTATTTTATTTGATTTTATTATATTTCATTATTTATTCTCAAAATCAATTTTTTGTGTCAATATAAAGGTTTATAATTTCATTACAATATATATGTATAATCATGACTGGAGGATTAATAAATATTGTTTCATATGGCACTCAGGATATATATCTCGTCGGTACACCACAAATTTCATATTTTAAAGTAGTATATAGACGTTGTACAAACTTTTCAACAGAATCTGTTGAAGTCCCATTTGATGATGAAGTTGGATTCAATATAGTAAGCAATAAAGTGATACAACCTATAGGAGATTTAGTCAACAGAGTATATCTGAAGATTGAAATACCTGAAATATCATTCCAACGGATTGTAACACAACAACAAATTACAGAAGCAAATAACCAATATTTCATAGCCCAAGCAGAATATAAAAGATGGGTCGCATTTATGACAGTTAATGCAAATGCATATAGAGCAGCCATTGATGTATTTAATGCATCCAATATTGTTTTTTCTAATGAAATGGTCAATGCCATTATTGATGTTTTTAATAGTTATTCAACAGATCCATTTGTAGAAAATGCTATAACATATTTTTCGTCAAACTCGCCTATTTGGTATATTGCTCCGATACAATTTAATTTGCTGTTAATAGCTAACTCAATAGCAAATCCACAATTATATCCTAAACATCTTTTTAAAAGGACACTAGATGACGCAATAATTTACAGTACACAAATACAAGCATATTATGAAAATCTTGTTAAAGTGACATATGCCAACCGTGTTGATGTTGCAAACAGAAATTTTAAGTTTGCTTGGGTTGATAAATTGGGAAGTTCAATAATTGATCATATCCAAGTTGACATCGGAGGAGAAAAAATAGATAAACAATATGGTGATTGGCTAAATATATGGTATGAACTAGCAGGAAAAAAAGATTTGAATGATATATATGATAAAATGATCGGAAATGTACCAGAATTAACAACATTTGATAGAACTACAAAGCCAGCTTATACATTGACCGTACCATTACAGTTTTGGTTCAATAGATTCAATGGATTAGCTCTCCCTCTTGTTGCATTGCAATATCATGAAGTTACACTCACTATTAAATTAAAGGAATTCAAACAAGTTGCATATATTGAGGACATGAGCAAATATACGGATGTCAATTTTAGATCTTCAGTGAACTTAGATGATTTATTTGAAGAATATGGTTATCATATAAATGCTTCTTTATTAATCGATTATGTATATATTGATGGTTTAGAACGTCGACGATTCGCTCAATCAAGTCATGAATACCTTATTGATCAATTACAAGTGATTGATATAAATGATATTGACCGCGATAATATTCAAATACGTCTCGATTTTAATAATCCATGTAAAGAAATAATATGGGTAATGCAAAAAAATGCTTATGTTAATAATGCAAACGGATTCACTAAATGCCGATGGGATAATTATTCATCTACAGTTATTAATGAAGGATTAAATACAAAGGGGGCAGCACTAGAGTTTAATGGATATACTCGTATTGCCAAAATGGATGGTAATTATTTCAATTATGTACAACCATATGAGTACCACAGTAATACACCTTCTGACGGTATAAATGTGTATAGCTTTTGCTTGCGACCTGAAGAACAACAACCAACAGGAACCTGTAATTTCTCGAGAATATCAAAATCATTCTTTTCTTTGTGGATTAATCCAAAAATGTTTATATATTATGCAACGGATAATATTGATACTGTTGTGGTTGTGTTTCAGTCCATAACAAAAACGATTTACCGAAGAATAGTACCGGTTCCTACAACACCACCTCTTTTCACACCAGTGTCGTTTAGAATTTATACACTGAACACAAATATATTACGTATAATGAGTGGTATTGGTGGCACAGCGTATGTTTAAATATATACATTTATTATGAAGTTTTAACGAAATAATAAGGTTTGTTATAAGTTTACGTAATAACTACACTTGTCAATAACGAATCTGAAGATTCAATTAAAAAGGGTTATTATAACATCTAACAATATTATCAAATTAATATTAGTTCATGTAAGGCATAAAGAAGAATAAATTAATATGACTATATATTAATTTATTCGATACATCAAGTATTCGATTTGCAAATATATAAATATATATAAAATATAAAATATAAATGACTGGTGGAATATTACAATTAGTTGCGAAAGGAGTCGATGATGTATTTCTTGTCGGAATTCCCCAAATAACATTTTTTAAAATAGTTTATCGTAGATATACAAATTTTAGTATAACAAACCAATTAATTAATTTTAATCATGGGATGGATTTTGGATCATTGGGACAAACTAAAATAAAAAGATTAGCCGATTTAGTACATAAAATGTATCTTATCATTGATTTACCAGATATTGATCTTTTTTATCAGAAGTTAACTTATAATAAACTCAATGAAATACTAACACCTGTAGAAATTGATATAGTTACATTATATTATGATACATATGGAGAACAAATACCCAATATGAGTGCTCTTGTCAGTATTCCATTTTATGATACAATCGTTATACCGTATATAACAACAACAATAAATAAATATATTGCTACGATATTAATAGCAGAAGAACAGTTAAAATTATTAAATATATCCCAACAGGAAGCTACTAATAAAAATAAAATAGTCGACATCAATAAATATAAAAATCCTGCAAATATGAATAAAAATTCAGATCAGAATACAATAAAAAATAATCAAAGAAATATAACAAATCAGGAACTGGATACTATATTTATACCATTGCCAATTAGATATCAAATATATGGTAATTTTATAAAAGAATATATCAGTGTAAATCCAGGATATAATATAATTTATGATTTGTATATCTACTTAACTAATTTGTATAATACTATTGATTCTTCTTTAATAACGATGGATAGTACTACAACCATCAAAACACTCATTTTGACAATAACTGTCGACAAAACATATATGTTAAATAATATTGATAAATTTGGATTTAATAATCATAACTACTATATAGGATACAATTTACTACTACGTAATACACTTAATATACCAGATAGTGAAATTTTTGTTTTACCAATTCTTCAAGACAATCCGATTAATTTTTTCTTTGGAAACTTAATAAATGGAACACAGATACCAAACCAAATACTTGAGAATCTTGATTTGTATATGATTTACAATCTTCTTATTACAAATATTGCTAAAACGAATCCAATAGTTTTGTCTGATAATAATATTATTTCTGTTAAAAATATTCTTGTGAATATAATGTCGGTTTCATTGCAAAATAATTTATTACAATTCGCTACATTGCTTAAATTACTTAATAATTTTAAATTCGAATACCGCACACACTTTCAAACAGTTAAAAATGTAGTAATGTATGGACTATTCTATTCTACAACAATAAATTATTTAACAAAATTTGATTCTGATAAAAATATATTCTTCTATGACAAAAATTATGCATCAACACCAGAAGGTTACTATTATACAAATTGGGTAAAGGGACTCGTAGGTAATTTTTTTAACGATCTGGTTGACACCTTTTCTGGTGAAAATATTGGGAATAATCAATATATATATTTACCATATTTTGATAGTGATACATACACATCATATTATAACTTAGATCCTGCAGATATAAATCCGAATAATTTGAGTAGTATATTACAGGGAACAAATATTAAGTTCCATGATCCAGAATTGACACTAAAAATAAAATTCTTAGAACTGACTCCATTTATTGTTACACACAATTTATATACATTATTGAATCATTCATCTAATTTATACAACGTTCCAAATCCATTGCCATTTATACATAATAACTTTGGTCCAATATCTAAATATATGAATTTTTTGATTAGAATTTATAGAGCAGGATTAGGAACTGTGGAAAATTATATTTACAATAGGACAAGAACCATCATACATACAACAACAAGAATTGTAACAAATTTATTTACACCAAATAAACTGTACTCGAGAGCCGAAATTATCGATATTATCAAAATAAATCCGGATGTAAATCCGGTAATTATCAATTTATTAGGTTATATTTATGTGAAATATAATGTACAAACTGCATCGATTGCAAATGTGCCAAGAATATTATTTCCACTCGATGCAGTAATATTGATGATGGCTGCCGATATATTGAGTGATATATACCAACCGAGTGTTGATATTAGTGTTTATATTGCATTTATGAGATTGTTTAATTTATATATGCTGAGTGATATACCGCCTATTAATATAACAGAAATAGGAACAGAATATTATGGTATGGTAAATAATACTGGTTATTTTAATTTTATCATTGATTCTAACATAAACGCGGTATTTAGATTATCATCAATATGGAATAATATATCGGTAACACAAATGAATTCATTTAATGATCTATTTGCAAGATCATTATTGTCACCTGATTATTACAGAAAAACAAGTGTAGCATCAACCACATTAATATCAGCATTAAATTCTCCAAATAAAATATTAAAACCATTAACAGTGTCTACAAATGAAAATAATATTACATCAATAATAATAAATACTGATAAAACTGTGACACTTTCTTCGGATTCTACAAATAGTACAAATGGTACCACAGCCATAAATGATATAATTATTTCTAGAAGTTTTGGTTATAAATATGGAATCGGTGCGACTATGCAACAGGCTTATAAAATATTTATATATGAATTTTACGATAAAAATATATGGATTCATGACGGAAATGATGCTCACTTGGGTATTTTAATACAACTGCAAGTTTTGGCAACAAATTTTTATGCCATGGAAATTATAGATCCCACTATGAAAATGGAGTTTGCAGTTGTTAATATTACTAATAGCATAATAGATTTAATGCCGGTTATTGAAAATAATATATTGGAATTTATAAATTTGAAAAACATCAATGAGGTGAACGTTGATAGTAAATTATTTTATTATAATACATTGTTTAATATTATGACACAAAATATACATTCGATTAATTTTAGTATTGAGAATATTCATTCAGATTTATCAAAAGTTACTCTAAATAATGTAATTCCCTTTGGAACTATTCCTGAGATAATTGACGGTTACGTAAGTAAATTATATAAAACATTTCCATTAAATTTCCGTCAACTTAATGTTATATTAGGAGAAGTTTATAATATCCTACAAATTGTTCCGATGAATCAGTCCATTAATTTATTTTGTGGACGCACATATACAAGTATGTTGAATCCCATCCCAAGAATAATTACTAACTCTAAACGAACTACAATTCCATATGAAAGGGGGGTTTTAGACCTTATGATGCATATAGAAAACGAATTATTTACCAATGGACCTGTATCCATCTTAAATTACTACAAAAAAATTCTAAACTATTTTGGTACATTTATATCTGATTCACCAGGTGATTTTCCTTCGGATGTTATAATAAGAACTCAAAATTTACCACCTGCTACTAAATATCTTAAATTTTTAACACCGACGAATGTAACTGGCAATTTATATTATACTGCGGCAGAAGGAGTAGATAATACCAATCCAATGAATATTTCTAATTCATCAATTGTGACATTGTACAACAGTTTTGAATCGGTATATGGGGTAATTAGATGTTTACTCGATGTTATAATATATGATGTTGCAATTAATAATCCAACCTTTCCAATTGTATTTGGTATTACAACCCCAGATACCATAAATACCACAGATTTCAATGCAAATACACTAAGTGCATATTACAATGAATTAATATTCAAAAATAATAAATATTTAAAAATAATGACAGCACCAGGTACTATATCATTCACTGGTTCTCCATTGTATAATAGACTATTACCTCTCAGACAAACATTAGATGATCCACATCTAAGAGCAGAATTTGCATGGAGTGAATGGATTGGATATAATTTGATTGAATATATATCAGTTAGTATTGGAGGACAATTAATTGATAAACATACTGGAACTTGGTTATATTTAGACCATTTAATGAATTTGCAAAAAAATCAACAAAGAGGTAGTGATATAATGTTGGGAAATATTCCCGAATTAAAAATATATAATAATACACCAAAACCCAAAGCTTTATTATACGTGCCAATGAGATTTTGGTTTTGTAAATATTTTAATGCGGCTCTTCCGATGGTATGCTTAAGATATGCAGATGTTGAAATAGAATTAAAACTTAAAAATCTTCAAGAAGTTGCATTTTATGATTATCCCGATACGCGTTTTGTTAAAAAACCTAAACTAAATGCTAGGTTAATGGTCGATTTTGTATATTTAGAACCTGAGGAACGATATAATTTTTCTGAACACAAACATGAATATTTAATAGATGTTGTTCAACGAAATGGGGAATTTATCACAGGTGAACAAGAATTAAAAGAATCGATTTTATTAGACAATGATATTTATCATAATCAATTTAACATAGCACAATCGAAGTATCCAAGTATATATACAGAAAAAAGAATATATTTTTCGAATATGTGTAAAGAAATGATATGGATTTTTAGATTTGATAAGGTTATTAAAACAGCCGAGGAGATAAAACATAGTATACTTATGTGGACAGATTATGTACTAAGAAATGATACTTCGATACCACTTAATCCAATAATAACACCATTTAGTATTTCATCAGATAATGTAAATAAATCCTCAAGATGTAATTTTAAACGAAAAGATGTATTGGCTATACAATTAAAATTTAATGGAATATACCGGGAACAATGGAAACCTGCATCTTATTATAATTTAGTTCAGCCGTATAAAGCGTATCGTTCTAGTCTGAAGGGAAATATCTTTTATTATACATTTGCATTATTCCCTGAGTATTTACAACCGTCGGGAGCAGCAAATATGGATCAAATACAGGATCTAACTATAGCAACACAAATTTCTCAAGAAATAGCAGAAAAAATTAGGAAAAAAGAAATTGTAATGAAATGGGATGTATATTGTCGAGCAACAAATATACTACGTATAATGAGTGGAATGGCTGGAATGGCATTTTACGGGTCCCAATATTAAAGTATTAAAGTATTAAAGTATTAAAATATTAAAGTATTAAAATATTAAAATATTAAAATATTAAATAATTAAAAATTGATAATATAAGTTGATATATTATTCAATTAATTTTTCTATATTACCAAAGTTATTTTTAGTTGTATATAAATAAAAATAATTATATATGGAAAATAAAATAAATAAACAAACTAATCAACAAACTGATCAAGCAGTTGATAAAAAAACAGATCAACAAAAAAATATTGCCCAAGGATCATTTTTTTGTGATAAAAAAGAATTGGATTCTTGGTTAGAACAGTCTCAACGTGAAACGGATGAATTTTATAAATATTATTGGACCCCACCAAAACATTAAACTTTTTAATTTATTTAGTAAAAACTAGACCGGCTACACCATTGACAACACGCAATACATTGTACTCTAAACCATATGTTCTTACTACGACTGTATTTTTATTAGTGATAATATTTTGTAGTGTGAGATCTAATTGTATAAAATCTATTTGTGACATATTGCAACTGCCGGATGGTTGATACTTATCTGGGAAAATAGAAAATGAATAAACATTTATACCTTCATCGACTGTATGAGGAAAACATTGATATGGTTGAATCCAATTAAAATAAATATACGAACGTTTAGTTAGTCTATTTTGACTGTTAAGTTTTATAGTTTCTGATTTGACCAATGATTTACCGATTTGTTGATTTTCTATATATACATAACTGTCTGTATAATTAAAAAAATCATTATTGTTTGTGTCGAGTAAATACTCTTGTTGAACAATCCATACCATAAATTTACACGGTTGGACTAAATCTATTGTTATAACACGTCCTGTACTTTCTATTGTTTGTTGTCCTGAATAATTTATTGTTTCAATAAGATAATCATGTTTTGTCTGAACAAATCTTATTCTTTCATCTTGATCGAGATAGATATACTCAACAAGTAAAAAAGCATTTGTTATATTT